GTCCCCGTTGCCAAAAATGAACCCCATTGTAAAATTAAACCGCTAGGAAATTTTTGATAACCAGAGGGTGCTAAAGAAGAAGGAAAATCAGACAACGCAACAAGTCTAGCAAAAGTCAGCGCCGTTGTTCCGATCGTCACCGTGCCAGTGTTCGTCAACTCCCAGCGCGTTTTACCATTTGCCGTGCCTTCTTCAACATAAACCACCGCCCCTGCGTTAAGCTCTGCGCCTGTGTCTGCGTCTATCGCCCTTGTCCACGCCCCTGAAGCGGCTAAGTAAATGCCGTTCTGGCTGGCTGTGGATTGGTTTTTCAGTAAGATGCGGTCACCAGCAATAGGTGTAATTCCGTCAATCGCGGCTAAACCTGATAAGCTTGCAATGTTGGAGGTTGATGCTATTCTTACGCTAGGTTTAAAGTCGCCGTTGGCAGAAATGTTTTTAATCGCATCACGCAGTTGTGTTAAATTGGTATGATCGGGCGTTAAGCCGCCTTCAACTACGACCGCCCGAATTTCTTCCGTGAGCATGTGAAATAGCCACGGCCCTGGCTTGGTGGCTGGTACTCCGCCGCCAGGGTTGCCAGATGTGTAATATTTATCGGCTGGCGCGGCTGGCGCGGTTGGTGGTGTGGCACTGCCGCCCGCCTTGTTATATCTCTCCATAGTTTTTATCCTTATCTATATTTAAAAATTGCTAATGTATGGGCTGGTTTTAATCGATTAATCATGCATTCCAGCAAAGCATTACCCCAAATTGCTAACGCGGTGTCGCAGTCATCTTCACAGTCAAGCTCGCGCACCGTGGTGGTTGCGGCGTTTACATCAAACACATAAGCCCACGTTTCTTCGTTAATTTGCGTGTCGCAGTCATCTTCACAGTCATGCACTTCGTACTCTGTAATTGTTATGGTGTATCCTATGGTTGCGGCTAGGCTCTCAAAGTAATCAATGCTTTGCCCGCCGATTGATGTTAAGCGCCCAAGTACCGCCGCGCGCCTTGCTTGTAAGCCATCCTGCTCACCGACGCAGCCATCTGGCAAGCCGCAAACACGTTCCCAATCTGTTAATAATTCAAATGTAGTGCGCGGGTCAGCTTCGTTTAATAAGTCATCAATGCGTATATCTACTCGTGCAAACTCATCGGCAAAGTTATACAAAATCTTGGTGACCAGTGCATCTGGGTCACGTGGCCATGCAGGGCCTTGTGGTAATAAATCTTGTAATTGCTGTAAATAATCGGCGCTGGTTAATGCCATATTAAACCCACGTAATCACGCCAAAAGTTGTCATATTGCCAGTGGTGTTTGTCACGTCAGCGATTGGTACGGTCATAATGTAATTATTCTCGCCAGCCGCTAATGAGATTGCTTCGCGAATGTGGCTTAAATAAATTGTTCCCGCTGGCTTGGCTTCTCTGGTAATTAAGTCTTTGAGTTCAGCTTCAATCGCGGCTTTTACTGTTAGCGTGTTAGGTGTTGCCGCAATGGTAAAATCTAGCGGTACAGCCACGGGTGCGACTACGGTTAAAACTGCCGTGACTGGTCGCAATGCTTGAATATAATCGTAAACTGCTAACACTTCGGCGGCATCAGGGATAATGCTTGCATCGTTGTCACGCACAAAGCGCACGGTAACAGTGCCAAGTCCTAGTTCTTGCGGATACACCCAGGCGCGGGTCACGCCTGCCACTTCTAGCGCCCAATTCACATAATCATAATCAGCCCCGCCGTGTGGCGGTTGTTGGATTCTAGCTAATAACCTAGTGCGTAGTTTTTCGTCATCCTCTAAATCCGCGCCTTGCGTTAAGCCGTTGCTATCGACCAGCGCACTACTTGCCACGCCAGCAATCGGCGTGACCATGCTAATCATGGCGCCTGCCTCAAGGTTAGTATTTGCGCCCGTGGTTAAAGCTACTACACCAACTAAAGCACTGCCAGCGCTTATGGTTGCATCTGCTACCGTGGCATATTCAATGCCATCAACCGATATAAAAACCGTGTCAGCTGGGATAATTAAGCCGTTGTCGCCAGTAATTGTAATGTTGCCACTGCCAGCCACGGCAGCAATGCGCGGCGTGGTGAGCCAAATGACTGCCCATCGGTCTAAATATTCAGTTGTTGCCGTGTCATAAATCACGTTTTGCGCAATAAATTGTAAATGTCCATGCAATTCATGCGATGCGCCTGCGAGTTCTTTGCCGTAAACTTCAGCATCAGACCTACGCAGTTGTTCAAAACTTAGGCGCGAAAAAATGCCATCACGAATGCGGGTAATTAAATCGCTTAAAGTCGGTCTACTAAAAGGCACGTATATACTCCCAAACATTATCAAATCTAAATTGTGTGGCGCCGTCTACGCGATAAACGGTACAAAGCATTGCAATCCCATCTAAGCCAAAACGCTCAGTTGTCACCGTTACGCGGCTGGCCACTTTGTCATCAACTAACCATTGCAAGGCTTCTTCGCCATATTCACGTGCGCGGTTTATTGTCGATTGCGTTACTTTCTCACGTGATAGCAGCCAAAGCCGTGAGCCTATCTTGTCGTTAGTTTGTGGCGGTTCGGCGCTATCACCCCAATAGCCCATTTTTTCGCCTTCGGTAATGTCGTCAGGATTGGCGCGGCGCCATGTAAACATGCTAATAATCACAGCGCGGTTTAAGCTTTCGTCTTGACTTAGCTCGGTAGATTCAACACCATTAACGGTAATTTTTGCATCAATGGCTAACATTATGGAATCTCTGGAGGCGCATGATTATGCGTTGGTTTTGCTACGTCGTTATTCTGCCAAGTTTCAACACCTTGGCCATCCCATTTTTGCCCTTGGCCGTTCACGTCAAATTTATAGCTATCGGTAGCGTGTAGCTTGATATTCTTAGCTCTTACCTCGAAATCTTTCGGCGTTTCAATTAAAATTTTATCGCGGGTTAAATGTACCTTTTGCCCTTGGTCGTCATGCAGCGCAACCTCACCACCCGCCAATGCTTGCAAGCGGTAGCGCCTATCAGCTACTACAACCGCCACGCCATGGCTACGGTCACCGTTAAAAAACAAGGTAATAGCCTCCGCGCCCGCGTGAGCTTTTGAAGTAAACCCATAAGACTCAAAGTGTTCTATATTTTCTTTAGCCTCATCGCCGCGCATTTTTAACTGTAGCGCTTGCATCTTATTGGCAGAATTGACTAGCACCACGGTTGATCGCATTGCCATATTCCCGATTGCGCGTTGCATCGGTGCCAGCATGCGGCTAAATAATCGTTGGCTCATTTAATATCTGCCCATTTATCGCCGCCGCCCTTATTGGTCTTTTTGGCTTTTTCTTTTTTAGTAGTTTGCGGGCTTGGTATATAACCCTCTTTAGGTGCTACTTGAAGGCTGCAAATCGTGCCACCTTCGCTTATTCTGTAAGTTACCTCTGTAATCAATAATTCATTATCAAAGCCAATAATTGGGTCTATTACACGTACCAGCAAGTTTGGCACCCATAGCGCGCCGTTACCTTGCCGCCAGCCTTGCACGGTGTAGGTGGTTTCTAGCTCACGCGCGTTACGGTAATCGCGCTCGTAGCGCACGCGTTGCTGGCAATCCAAAGTGGTTGCGTTGCCTATTTGCGTTAAAATTAAATTACGGTAACGCGTACATTGGCTGTTTTTAATATCCGCTAATACTTCAGCCACCGCTTCGGCAAAATCTTGATCATTACCTGCGCGCTGCCCTTTGCTTGTGTATTCAGAAAATATATCTTTGCCGTCTAATCCAGCGCTGCCGCTTAAAATATTTTCGCCATACACTAACGAAGTGTAAGCCTTGCCAGCGCTACCAACATTCACTAGCACCAATTCACCGCTGGCGTTGTCAGTGCTTAATAATTGTCTAATGGATAGCAAGCGCCCTAATGATTCAAAAGCAGTTTCGCCAGTGTCAATTTGGTGGTCAGATACCGTGCCGCCAGTTTCAACCTCGCACAATACTTTAACGCCATAAGGCGCGGCCAAATCGCGTGTAATATTTTCAATTTTTGTGTTTCGCCATTGCCCAGTTTTATGTGTTGCGCTGCAATCAATTAAATCCTGCGTTTTACTGCGACCTATCACGACTACGCTAATATTATTCGCATCGTAACTAATCGGGGTGGCGTCTACATAACCAGTTAATACTTTGTCAGCATCAATAAACACCTCGCACACATCGCCACGTTTTACACGCCGCGGAATGTCTTTCGCGCCTGGCCATGCGCGGGTAATGCCTAGCTTAAAATCACGCGCTTGGCGCTCTATGCCAGCGCTAATTTCAACCTCAAGCCAGCCTGCATAATCCACGCCGTTTACACGCAGCTTTACAGTGTTCATGCGCTTAAAACTTTCATGTTTTGCACGGGTATAAACCCTGGGTGGCGTATTTTATTACGAGCCACAATTTCAGCATCGCGCGTGGCATCCTCATATAAATCATAAGCCAGCACCAAAGCAGGCGTGACGCTTTGCGTGGTAATATTTTTTAGCCTTGCCGCGCTTTGTATGCGCGCGGTTACATCGTTATGCGTTTTAGTGCGTAGCGTTTTAAGCGTTAAATAAGTGGTGTCGTTAGCCGTTGTTAGCTCGTTATCAATCGCGCTGATAAGCTCAGTTTTTAACACAATCGCATCGTCATAAACGGGTAGCGGTTGGCTGGCAACCATACCAGCGGATTGAACAATTAAGGCTTGTCGTATTAGCGCTTGCGTAGCGGTTTTATTGCTGGCAATTTTAATGCGTGTTGGTGTACTGCCGCCGCTATAGCTAGTATTAAACTGGCTAGTTAAACGGATTAAGCCGAGCGTGTTTAATAAGTTTCGCGCGTTAATATCGCCTAGACTTGAGACACTATTAAACACCGCGCCCGCCTTATTAAATATGCCAAAAAAGCGCGTGGCAAGCTCTAGCGGATTAAATGCTAGGTCGCCTAGCTGCGAAGTAAACGCGGCCAGTGGATTGCTTAACAATACATTCGCGCCGCTTAGTGCGCTTTCAATGATGCTTAGCGCGCTATTAAAATCACCTACCGCGTCAAGCGCGGCAAATTCTGGCAAATTATCTACGCTAAAACCTTCAGCAAAATCAGCAATACAGTTGCTTTGTAAATCATCAGCGGCCGTTAAACTTTGCGTAGCGGTAGAGTTAATCGCGGCTGGGTAATTAAGCTCTCCAGATTCTACAAAGCTCACTCTAAAGCGGCACATACCGCCTTCGGTGAAGGTATGGCTTACGCGTACATCGGTCACTGTGACAGTCATGCGCCCATAATATGGATGTACCAGTTCACCGCTGCCAGCCTTCTCAAAAGCGGCAAGTAAAGCATCGCGCTTAGCTAGGTAGTCATCACCAATAACAAAGGCGGTAATGGTACGCTCACGCGCTTTGCGGCCTAAGTCTTCAGCATACGGCAAATCGCGCTGTGGGTATTCA